TACATAATTTATACTTTAAAATTTACTTAAAAAAAAGAGAGAAAATTTGATTTATATAATATAAAATAGAAAATAATTTTTAAAGTATTAAAAAAAGTCTAGAAATTTTAAAAAACTTTAGAAATTTTAAAAAATAGTTATGAAGATCTATAAAATGAATAAGCTAACGAAGTCAAAAAATGAATAAGCTAAAGAAAATAAGAAAACAAATGAGATAATTAGATCTAAAAATGAATAAGATGAATAGAAAAATAATTTGAAAGAGTATATAATATATTTTTTTGAAAGAGATGAATAAAAAATATGTATATAAAGAAAATAATTACTATTTAAAGAGAATTAAAATAAATATATTTTTGAATAAGTTAAATAGAAAAATTATATATAAAGAAAATTAAATGTATTTAAAGAAAATCAAAATAAATATATTTTTGAATAAGTTAAATAGAAAAATTATATATAAAGAAAATTAAATGTATTTAAAGAAAATCAAAATAAATATATTTTTGAATAAGTTAAATATAAATTTATATATAAAGAGTAAAAATACTATTTAAAGAGAATTAAAATAAATATATTTTTGAAAGAGATTAATAAAAAAATTATATATAAAGAAAATAATTACTATATAAAGAAAATAAATATACAAATAAAAAGAGTATAAAATATATTTTTTTTGAATTAGTTAAATAAATATACAAATTAAAAGAGTATAAAATATATTTTTTTTGAATTAGTTAAATAAATATACAAATTAAAAGAGTTAAATATAATTATTTTTTGAAAGAGATCAATAATAATTAAATTGAAAGAGAATAACATATATATTTTTTGAAAGAGATGAATAAAGATTTGCTCGATTTTTTTGCTCAGCAAAAAAAAGTTACAAAATTTGTAGAAATTATTTGCTCAGCAAAAAAAAGTTACAAAATTTGCTCGATTTTTTTGCTCAGCAAAAAAAAGTTACAAATTTATACAAATAATTTAAAGAAAATTTATATAAAATTATTATATATGAGTAAAGAATCATTCCTAATTCTTAATAAAAAAGTACTCGACTTCTATAAAAAAAATCCACAATTAGATTTCGAGATTATGAATTGTATATTTGTAGATTTTTTAGAAAAATTAATGAATGATATAAATGGAACAATTAATAATACGATTACTAATGATATATTATCAAACGTTAAAGATATATCAAAAGAATTATCATCAATAAAAACAGTTCAAACTGAATTAGTAAATATAAAAGAAATAATAAATAAATTAAATACAGAAATATCATCAAATATATTATTAAAAATAAACGAAATAAAAAAGGATTATACCGAAGATTTAAGATCAATAATAAATTTAAACGAGAAATCAAATAGATTAGATATATTAGATATAATAGGAAAACAAAATGAATTATTATTATCAAAAACTCAAAATTTCATAAATGATATATTACCAAAAAATCAAAGTCAATATTATAATCAAATAGAAAGTATAATAAAATCATTTCGAGAGGAAACAAAAAGGAATTTAGAAGATTTGAAAACAAATAAATCTGAATTAAATTTAGAGAAGATATCAAATATATTTGAACAAAAACAGAATCAATTTATAACAGGAATTCAACAACCATTATTAAGCTATATAACCTCAAGCGAAGAAAGATTAACAACAAATATAAAAGTCTTATCAGAGAATACTTTATTAACGAATAGTAATCAAGATAAGGTGAATGAACAATTGATGGAGTATTTGAAGAAAAATAATACATCAAATTCGTCAAATATAGGAATAATAGGAGAAGAGAAGTTATTAGTAGTATTAACAAAGCTCTATCCGAATGCAGAAATAATAGATTGTTCAGGAAAATCAAAACATGGAGATATTTTAATGAAAAGGAATTTAAAAAGGAATATATTGTTTGAGAATAAGAATTATTCAAAGAATGTACCAAAGGATGAGGTCTTAAAATTTATAAGAGATTGTGAAGAACAAGTGTGTAGTGGTATAATGATATCACAACATACAGGGATATCAACAAAGAATAATTTTCAAATCGATATTCAAAATAACAATGTATTAATCTATATCCATAATTGTGAATATGACGAGTATAAAATAGATTCGTGTGTATTATTAATAGATCATTTAACAGAAGTATTATTGCAAATTAAAAGTCAATCATCGAATAATATAATATCAGATGAAATTTTGCTAGAGATAAATCAAGAGTTTACTACATTTTTAAATCAGAAAGAAACATTAATCAATTTTATTAAAGAGTCAAATAAGAAGATTGTAAATCATTTGAATGATTTAGAATTACCATCATTACATAAATTATTATCAATGAAATATGCATCAACAAAGACGTTAAATTTAAAATGCGAAATATGTAATAATTTTACTGGTTTAAATTCCAAATCTTTAGCTGCACATAAAAACAAATGTATAAAACCGAGTGAATCAGAATCATCTGAATCATCACCAAAATCATCACCTAAACAAAAAAAGAAATAAAGCACATAAAGTTTACTAGATTTTTTTCTCACCTATTATACTATGAAAGTTAAATGTTATAATTTAAAAAAATATACTTTTAAAAAAGGTCTTATGGAAAATAGCATTGATGCAACCTACATTCTTCATTTAGAAGGTAATGGTCGTTTGGAAAGTATTAATGATCAATTAAATAGTTATCAACCAAGTAAAATAGTTTATATATTATTTAATAAAGGATATAAAAAATGTAGTAAACAATTAAGTGAGAATAAACCTCCGATTGATTTAATTGATGCTTATTATCAAGTATTTAAAAATGCTAAAATTAAAAATTATAGAAATATATTAATTTTAGAAGATGATTTTATTTTTAGTGATAAATTAAATGATCCAAATATAACAAATGATATTAATAATTTTATAAATGAAAAAGATAATGAAAAATTTATGTATATGTTAGGTGCATTACCTCATTTACAAATACATTATAGGGATAAACATTATAATTTATTATTAAGTTCAGGAACTCACGGTTCTATATATTCCAAAAAATTAAGAGATACGATGATGGAAACAGTACAATTTAATAAAATTACTGATTGGGACTTGCATACTAATTTATTTTGTAATAGATATATTTATGAAAAACCATTGTGTTATCAATTATTTAATGATACTGAAAATAGTAAATACTGGATTGATTTTCTTGGTTTTTCAACTTTAATGAGAAAATATATGAAACATTTAAAATTAGACAAACAAGCTGAACCTGGTTATTCTATTTGTTATACTAATTCAAGAAAAAGAATTTATTATATCTTAATAGTTATAATTATAATTATATTATTTTATATAAATAAGGTATAAATATTATCATATAAATCAAATACAAATTGAGGCATAAATGGTGTTGCTTTAGGATTATCTATATTTCTTATTAATAACTTTTTATAAGTATCAAAAACATTAGTATTATTTATATATAACCAAATCAAATAAATTATAATTACAATTATTGAAACATAAATATCATCTTTTGTTATTTTTGTATTTATAAGATAAAAGAAAGGAATACTTTTTATAAGTAAAGTTATAATTTCAAATCTAATCAAATTATATTTTTTTTGTTTATCTAAATCATAACATTTTAAATAAATATTAGTAAAAATAATAATTATTATAATTATTAGCAAACTTAAACAAAAAATAAATTTTGGATTATAAGATGTTACCTTTAGTAAATATAAAATAAACCATAAAACTATCCAATATGAAAAAAATAAACTTTTTTTTATAATATAATTAATCATTATATTATAAAGTATAAATTAATCCAGTATTTACAAAATCATCTAATTGTCTCTGATAAAAATTTCTTGCTAATTGTTTTATAATTGAATAACTTTCATCCATAATTTCCGTAATTTTGTTACCATATTTCTTTTTAATATGATTATATATTAATTCTTTAGTAGTTTCAGGATCATCTTTCAAATCTTCAGCTAATTTTATTTCTATTGTTTTTTTATAATTAACTGCTGTTTCTGATATTTCTGTTAAAATTTCATTTAGTTCTCCAACTGTATTAATCATTTCTTGATCTTCTTCTGTTATATTTGGATCTGAACTAACAAAATTAAAAACTTGATAAATATCTTCTGTTTTATGATTTCTAACAATATGGAAAAATAATTCTTCTCTATTATAAAAACATTCTTCACAATCGTTACATTTTTGATTTTTTGTTTTTATTTTTTTTACTTTTTTAATTTTTATTGGTATCTTTTCTTCTGGTTGTATTTTTTCTTCAACTTGTATTTTCTCTTCGACTTTAATTTTCTTTTTTTGTGTTTTCTTTTCCTTTTCAACTGGTATTTCTTGTATTACTTTTTCTACTGGAATTTCTTTTTCTTCTTCCACATTCTTATGAAATTTTTTAATATGAGTACTTTTAGAAGAAGCACTTGCATATGTCTTATTACAAAAGTCGCATGTATGTTTTTTATCCATTTTAACTATTATATATATAATAGATATTTTTCTTAAATAGTTTTTGGTTAATTCATTTATGATTAAAGTACAATATTCTGGACTGGTTGTTCTTCCTCTTCGTCATCTTCATCATCTTCAGATTCATCATCTTCAACATATTCAAGTTCACCATTATCTAATTGTTTCTTTAATTCTTTAACCTTATCTCTATTATTATAGATAATATAAGTTATTTCTTCTTTATCTTTTGCTGGGTCAATAGGTTCAACTGGATCTAATTTTTTACCATATTTCTTATAAACTTTCTTATTATTTTTTAATGTTTCAGATAATTCTAAAACATCCTTTTTACGATAATGTATAATGTTATCAATATGTTGACTCTTATTTGTAGCTTCAAACTTTCCCGTCTTGTTATTAAATACTTGACAAGATTTATTTTGTAAATTAGTTATTAGAGTATTTTGATTTTCAAGACAGTTTTCTTTAGTATAAGTAAGTCTAACCATTTCAACATGTGGAGATTCATTAAACATATGACAAGTTGCTATATTTATTTGTTCTTGTAATGATAATTTATTT